AAATATCCGCGAAACCTGACACTGATCGCCTTTACCCGACAAAACAGGGAGTTACGAAAGGCGCTTTTGACTGTGAGCGCCTTTACCGGTCTTCGGCGTGGACACTTTGTGGTCATTTTCTGGCGGCGGATTTTGAAGCGTACCCCACACCGGGCTTTATCGGCTTACATGCTAAAAAATCAGTTTTTTGCGGTGACCGATTCGGCCTTTGAGCGTCTTTTGAGATCTGTGGTGTGAACACTATATAGTCATTGCTTACCCGCTGATCTAACCGCTTTGTTATCCGCTTACTTACTTATAAAACCTACACCACATTAGCATATATCTACAAAAACCAACTAATATAAAGCTCTGTAACTAGGATCTATAAATAGTTTGTTATCAATATAATCCTCCAGCTCATCTATGAACCGGATAATTACTTGCCTTATGGTTACATAGCGCTGACTTAATACTTCCGTATTATGACCTTCGCCAACTGAAGATGCGCTTAACCGACCGTGAGCAACAGCATTCCTTTTGTCTACAACTTCATTAAGGGCAAGACTCTCGCTTTGCGATAGCTGAAATCCTGGCATACCAAAACATTTGAGCAACTCATCGAGTGTTTTAGGCCATACATTTTGAAGATTACTGGAAAAAATTGTATCTTCTACAGGCACTGGCATATCTAATTGCGCGCGCTCAAAAACTTCATATGATTTTTTGAAATAGCTCTTCGATGCTGAGTCCTTTAGCCCCTGTAATTTTGGATGCAAAATAACTGGACCTATACCAGTTATATAATGTGCGCCTGAAACGAAGTTTTGCATAATCAATTGTATAGCTGTCTCAGTCGCAACATTTACACTTTTTTCTAACGCGCTGTAAAGATGCACGTAAAACAAACCTTTTTGCACTTTATATTCAAGCGATACGTTTCTATTTGTATTGTCGCCCTCGTTCGTGACAAGGTGATTTAGAAAAGCTTGGACTTCCGAGAATCTATTGGTTGTTGTGCTTCTCACGACAGAGTAACTCATGACATTAAAGCATCTTTAACATAAGCAATACGGTTAATTAGCTTTTTATTGCTATTAGTTGCACCTGTTGTTAAACTTTTTAACTCGCCGTCATTCAAAAGCATATTTAGTACACCAGAATCAATCTGCACTCCTTCTTTAATTGCATCTGCTGTCCCTATTGAAATTGCTTCAAAAAGCACCAAAGGTGTGACGCTTTTCCTATTCCCTCTGACAATACCATCCGGCAAGCACCTTCTTAACTCGGAAAATGTTTCTTCGTAAAGTTTCTTAAGGGCTGATTTATTTTTAAAGTTATTTGTTTTATCCTCCATATAGTCATTTAAAAAGTCTTTAACGCTGTGTACAAACTCATCCCGCCTTTCAAAGTAACAAAAAAACTTGAGCACCAATTCTTCATAACTACCAATTCTTTCGGAGTTCTTTGTCGTTTTGACGACGGCTCTAAAGTCCTCATTCTCAGCACAGTCTTTTATGAAATCATTAAACTCCCCAAGATAGACACAATTCCTTATCTCCTGTGGGTGTAAAGTCACACCTCCAGTATTTAATCTTTCGAACAAGTCATACCTGACACCAAAGTCGCTCCGGTCATTCAATACAGTTATCTTAATGGGCCTTGTTTGAAACATAACCTGCAAGGATTTTGGCAATTCCTCATAGACACTGCCATTCAAAGCCGACAACTTCTCCAAAGACCGTAGCTTTAACTTCCCCCCTTTCTCTTTATTCGCTATACTTATTAAACTATCATCGCCTATGTAATTAATTATGGTAGTCAAACGCTGCAAACCATCAATCACTTCCCATGACGCATCTCTGTTTGTAGCCATATACAAACTGGGAACAGGTATCCCTAGGAAGATTGACTCAATCAGTTCCGATTGCCTTTCTTCATCCCATACAAAATGTCTTTGGTATTCAGGAGCGATATCGATCATTCCCTCTGACATCATATCGCAAACTTGCCGAACAGTTATATCATAACTATCAAACGCAACTGACCTTCTATTCTTATCTAGCTGCTCCTGTATGTCACTAGCTTTCATTTAATTTTACCCCATAAGTTAAATAACGAAAATTTACAGGCAACACCCTAAATTTGTCTTACCCACCCAGCACTCATTCCCCCCCTCTACGCGTACCAACTATCCACAACCCGCTTGGCTATTCGGTATCCGTTCCCGTCGGCTTAAAGGCGCGACGTGCCTTTTCTATCTCTGGGCTCACCTGCCCGGCTGTTTCGTTAACCTGCCCTGTCATCAACCACAGGGAGTAGTGGGGCCATTTCAGACAAATGGCTTCGAGCATATCGCCCTTGGGCGCCCTGCCTGACTGCTCGATGCTCTCGACTGTTTTTTTAGCCACACCAATGAGTTGCGAAAACTCGTGACGTCCAGACGTCTCGACTTCGCGAATTTCACGCATTCTTTTTGCCAACTCACTAGACATGACCTAACTTCTTGGTATACTCAATTCATGGGTACCAAATAGTTGGTATACCCGCTTGTACCGCAGAACGCTTTTCAAAGCCTAACACAGACAAACAAAGGCAGGTGACAGCATGGAAGAAACGAAAGCGCCCCAGATTCCGCCCTTCGTGCCTGTCATGACCATCGAGCGCTTCGCCCAGATGTCCGGCCTAGAGGAAGGCGTGATTCAAGGCCACATCCGTCGTGGCTACCTTCCCACCATCAAGCTGGGCCGCTATCGCGTCATCAACCTGTCTTTGCTGCAAATGCAGTGCCTGGAAGAAGGGGACTGGTCATGAGCGTCTATAGCCTTCAACACGTGGATTCTACTTTCCCCACCCCCGCACGTTTCGTTCGTGTGCTGTGCCACGGCAAGCCTTCCGTGCGTACCGCTTCCTGCGAGTTGAAAGACGCCCCTCGCCGTGGCATCGCCGCTACCGTGCATGTGCCTTACGTCGCCTACCTCGACGCCCAGCAACGCCTTCAACGCGATGCCGACTTCGTGGCCGACGATGGCACCCGTCTTTACGACTTCACCTCCCATGAAGACGCCCTGGCCTTCATGGCCTGGCTTTACGGTATCGACGCCCACGACGCCGCCTTGCTCCTGGCGACCGATACCCAATACGACACCCAATCCCAAGCCGCTGCCATCCCCAGCGCACCCCCCGCCGTCTCCCACGGCATTTCCGAGGTTCCCAACGCTTCGGCCCGGAACGTGGTGCTTACCCCTCCCGTTCTCCTGGGCACCACCGCCCGGGCCATCTTTTTGGGCACCCCACTTACCCACCCCCGGAGGATCACCCAATGACCACTCCCAAAAAGTCGCCCGTTCGCGTGTTCCTGTATCAGCCGACCCACTCCCGGTTGTTGATCCAGGCCGGTACCCACGGGCTTACCCCATCCATTCTAAGCGAAACGCTCATCATGGATGGCCTTTCGCGCCTGGAGCGCGGCGATCTTGCGGCACTCGACCCCAACCCGGTTGACGCCGCCACCCCGCGACCCAGCTCGGGGCTCTAAAAGATGTTTGTGCCTGCCCGTCACCCGTCGCCCGTCGGTCGCACGGCTCCCCGAGTCGGCGACGCCGCCCCCGTCATACCCTGCGCAGCACGGGTTGACGGGGGTGGCGGAGTCGACTGCCGTGCAACTCGACCGACGGGCACGGGGGCGGCGCAGGTACACGCCTGCCCGGAGCCCCGAGCCTTGAGGGAGCGGGCCGCGCGGTGTCTCCAAGGCCGGGACTACGGCCACGCCGCGCTCTTGTACGCCCAAACCGAACACCTTTCCCGGATGCTCGGCTTCGATGCATCCACCCTCGCAGAGCTAGCCGTGCTTGCTCACCACTGCCTAACCCGTGCAGCCCAGCACACAAGCCAAGAAGGAAACCAAGACCATGATTAACACCATTACCGCCCACGTTATCGGCGCCACTCGCTACGAATTCGAAGGCCGTAAGGGCGGCAAACTCGGCATCATCGAAAAGGTCGACCCCGACAACGACAACCAGCTTGGCTTTCAATACGCCACGCTGACCGCGCCGTATGAACTGCTCGATCAGATGCACGCCATCGCCCCGCACCTGCCGTGCAATGTCGAGATCGACGCCGAGATTCGGTCCTCACAAGGGAAGATGACCATGCACGCCATCGCCGTGCGCCTGCCCGGTCATCAGCGTCAACAAGGGCAGAACACCACCACCAAGCCCGACACTAAACCCGACGCCAAAAGCGCGTCATAACCCAGGATCCTGAGCCATGGACGCCGACCAATATCAAAGTCTATGGCTCCTGATTTATTGCATCGGGCTCATGCTCTCTTTCGGGCTCGGCGCAATAAAAGGGGGCCAGCGATGAACGATGTCAGTTTCATCGTTAGCACCCTGTTCGGTGCCTATGCCCTTGGTTGGGTATGGGGAAAATCAATGCTTACCTTCAAGCGATTTATGGAAGTCTCAACATGAAAGCAAAACTCCAGTACCTCCAAGCACTCTCGCAAAAAGCTGCCGCCAAGACCGCCACCGCTGGCGCATTGACCCTGAGCGGTATCGGTGTCGCCGCTGCCTCTGATGGTGGGGCAACGTCCTCCGCCTCCGAAGCCTTCGGCGAACTCCAATCTCAGGCCAGCCAGATGGCCTCCGACGCCTGGCCCGTCGTGGTGGGCGTCGTCGGCTCCCTGCTGGCGATCAGCCTGTTCAAGAAATTCGCCAACCGCGCCACCTAATCGGCCGGCGCATCCTGGATCGGGCTACCGATCTTCGGGGGCCTGTCGGCCCCCTTTTTGGTTAACGGGTAAGCACGATGCGTATTTTTTTACTTTTCTTGTTATTAGTTCCGACGGTGGCTTTAGCGGTCCATAAAGGCGGTGCTGCAGGTTATTCTTCCTCAAAATATACAGAAGACACATTTGATATCTCTGCGGCCACGCAAGAATATTACCAAAATGCTCGTTCAGGACTTTCTTCGCTTTGCCCTGCGGGCCCTGGTGTTCATTTTTGGTTTACTGTCAAAGGGCCCGTTAAACATTATTCCGGGAATCGTTACTATATGTCAGGGCAAGTATCATATCTCTGCTCTGATTTAGAGGGCTATAAGCCCGATGAACAATTTGAAGAGGTTTACGGCTTTCCACTCTCCGACCAAGAGTGTCAATCCCAATACGGCGGTTATGGTCGTATCAACTACTCCCAGGGCGTGGACTCGTCGGGTAGCGGCACTTCCAATACCGGCGCGTGCTCCGTGTCCCTCGCTGATGATGACGATTTAGAGTGTTTCGATAGGCCCGGTAGTCCCACGGGTGGCTTTTGCTATGGCAACCGTGTTGCCACCTCGACGGGCGAGCCTACCGAGGTTCCGACACCCAACTCATCCGGTTCGGACGATACCGACGACTTACCCGACTACCTCACCCCTGACCCTGATTGCCAAGTTAACTGCGTCACCTTCGATGGCACCACTTACAAAGTCGATCAATCGGCTATCGACGACGGTTATGTGAATTCCCCCGATCTCGATAACTCTGGTGGAGGTTCCGACGATGGTGGATCTGATGGCGGTTCTGGCGGCGGCGATAGCGGTAGTGATGACGGAAGTGATGGCGGCTCGTCTGGCGGTGGCAGTGACGGCGGCGATTCGGGCGGCTCAGGCGGCGGTGGCTCTGGCGGTTCTGGTGGCGGTTCGGGCGGCTCTGATAGTGGCTCTGGCGACACCGGCGACGATGACGGCCTCGGCCTGGGCGATGTAATCGACGCCATCAATGGCGGCTTTAATGGTCTCGTCGACAAAATTGCGGGCGTGACCGATACCGTTGATGGAGTAAAGAACGCGGTCGATGAAGGAAATCAAGCCGCCGAGGATCGTTTTAATGCTATTACCGATTCCGCTCCCACTGAGAGCGATTTAGAGGCTCAATTTGGCTCTGCTGATGAACATCAGGGCCTGATGGAAGAAGCGCTTGATGGGACTAGTGACACGCTTACCGATTATATCGATGGTACCGACTCCACCTTTTCCAATCTTGTTGAGGGCATGAAGGACTTGGCCCGCTCGGCCATTCCTCAAATTCCTTCGCCTTCCTGTCAACCTCTCGTTTTTGCGCCGGGCAAGGTGTACAGCATCACCATCGACTGCGAAGTATTCGAACTCATCCGTTCTTCATTGGCATGGATTCTTTACGTTCTCACGGCCTGGTCCATGTTATCCACCATGTTTGCTAGCCGACCACATTAAGGAGTTGATCATGGCCGCACCCATTGCAGCTGCCGCAGCGATATGGACAGCGTTAGTTGAAGTCATCAGCCAAGGCGTTTTTAAGGCTCATGTTGAAATATTCGGTGTAAAACTAGCTCTTAGATCCGCACTTTTTATCATAAAGGTTGGCGCTATCGTTCTTGCCATAACGCTTCTCTATTCTACTGTGTCCGATCTTTTCGAGACGATTGTGGTCTCACTGCCTCCGATGTTGAGCCAAGGTATAGAGCGAATCTTACCGGGCAATTTCATTGCTTGTCTGTCGGCAATCATTGGGGCGAAAGCTGTCGCGTTCCTTTTCGCGATTTACACCAAGCTGATTTCACTTTTCCTGAGTGATTTCTGATGGCTGTCTACGTCGTCACCGGCAAACTCGGCGCCGGGAAAACCCTCGTCGCGGTGGGCAAGATCAAGGACAAACTCAACCGGGGATGCCCGGTCGCCACCAACCTGGATCTCAAGCTCGATAAGCTCATCGGCCCCACGCCCAAGAACACCCGCGTTTACCGCATTCCCGACAAGCCTCAGCTTGCCGACCTGGAAGACATCGGACGCGGTAATGACACCTATGACGAGGCAAAAAACGGCCTCCTGGTACTCGACGAGTGCGGCACCTGGTTCAACTCGCGCGGCTGGGCCGATAAATCCCGCCAAGCCGTCATCGACTGGTTTCTTCACGCCCGAAAGCTCGGCTGGGACATCATCTTCTTGATCCAGGATCTCTCGATCATGGACAAGCAAGCGCGTGTCGCCCTGGCCGAACACGTCGTCTATTGCCGTCGCTTGGATCGTCTCTCGCTGCCCTTCATTGGCTCGCTATGGTCGATGTTCGCCGGGGGCAAGATCCCCATGCCCAAGCTTCACCTGGGCATCGTCAAATACGGCGATTCCCCGCAAAGCCTGGTTGTGGAGCGTTGGACCTACACCGGTCGCCCGCTCTACGCGGCCTACGACACCAAGCAAGCCTTCTCCGACAACTACCCCCATCAAACCTACATGATGCTGCCGCCGTGGCTCACCCATGGCGTGTTTCGCGTCCCCCGCGATGCGAGGTTCTTCATGCGCATGACCCGGATTCACTGGAAGCGCTTCAACCGCCCCTTGCTCACCCTGGGCGGCTTTCTCCTGGGGATCGTCCTCACCACCTCGGTGCTTGTCGTCGATCAGGTTAACGCCCGTAGCGACGCCGCGCCCGATCCCGACGCCGCCCCCGTTGATCTCTCACGCTTCACTGAGTACCGCATCACCGGTTACGCCCGCCTGGGTGACCGTATCGACTACCGCCTCACCGACAGCGACAACCAGCCCCACACCACCGACGACCTCGAACGCCAAGGCGTCTCCGTCGTCCCGGTCGCGGCCTGTCACCTTCGCCTAGAACAGGGAGCCCAGCATGTTGAAATCGGTTGCTAATCTTGGCCTTGCGCTCATCTTGAGTGGCACGGCACTACCCGCGATCGCCGTCCCGATCGAACTCCAGGACGCCGATATTCACGACGTGGTGCGCTGGTATTCGCAGCACACCGATACGGCCATCGCCATCGATCCCCGCGTGAACGGCACTCTCACCGCCTACGCCCCCGATGTGCCCGACGATCAGTTACCCGACTTCTTCCGGGGCGTCCTTGAGGCCAACGGCTACCAACTCGTCCCTGGCGATCCCTCGCGTGTAGTGCCCGGCGAGCAACAAGACAACTTCATGGGCCAACTGGACGTGCCACATACGCCTCAGGCATCGCGCGTGCTGCCTGTGCAACACCTCCGCGCTCAGGATCTCGCGCCACTGGTCACGGCCTTTCTCTCGCAAACCACGTCCGGCAGCGTCAGCCCCGCCAAGGCTCAGGTACTCAACGCCTCCAACTCCCTCCTGGTCAGCGGCCCGGAAAAACGTCTCGACGCCCTGGAACGGCTCTTGCCGCAACTCGACGTCACCCGCCCCCAGGTGCTGATCCGCGCGGTGCTGTTCGAAACTACCGAGGGCGACACCCTCGATTTCGGCGTGTCGTTTGGTCGCGCTCGCAGTGGCGCGGGCCTCGCCGGGGGCGTCAACACCAATAACCTGGATACCTCGCTCGCCAGTCCGGGCGGTACCTTCGGGATCTTCGATGGCAACGTACTGGCCGTCGCCCTCAACGCGCTGCGCAAGGACTCCCACGCCGATATTCTCTCCACGCCCCAAGTACTCGCGCTCTCCGGCGAACGCGGCAAGATCTCCGTAGGCCAGAACGTCCCCTTCATCACCGGGCGCGTTACCGGCGAAGCGGCCAGCGTCGACAGCCCCTTTCAAACCATCGAACGCCGCGACGTGGGCATTCGCCTCGACGTTACCCCCGTCGTCACGCCGGGGGGCCTGGTGGTCATGGACGTCTTCACGTCCTCGGACAGCATCGCCGACTCGCTCACCGCCTCGGATATCGTCACTAACCAACGCTCGATCAATACCACCGTGCAGATCACCTCCGGCCAGGCCGTACTCCTGGGCGGACTCATCAGCAACGAAAGCCGTGAACAGGAATCCAGCGTGCCCGGTCTCGGCGATATCCCGCTGATCGGCCGCTTGTTCCGCTCCACCTCCGATAGCCACCAACGCACCCGGCTTTACGTCCTGCTGCAAGCCACCGTGCTGCCCACGCAAGAGGCCACGTCATCGTCATGATCGATAACTACGACACTTCATCGCGTAACCAGAACGCCTGGATTCCCCTCGCCCAATGGCTCGCGCTGCTCAGCATGTCGCTCGAGCACGTCACCAAGTTTCTATGGCCCGCTTCCGCCTTCACGCCCTGGGCGATCCTGGTTGGGCGTATCGCTTTCCCGCTGTTTGCCGGCATGGTCGCCTGGCACCTGGTCTACAACACGCGTCACCCGATGCGCTACGTCGGTCGCCTGTTCCTGATCGGCTTCATCGCGCAACTGCCTTACGCCCTGGTCGTCACGCCCTTCACGCTAAACGTCTGCTATACCCTGGCGTTCGGATTGTTCGCCGTGGCCCTGGTCGACCGGCTTCCCGACATCCCCTCCCGACTCGCCGCGGTCATCGTGCTTGGCTGTGTCGGGCTACTCGCGGGCGGCTCTTTCGAATACGCCCACCTGGGCTTACTCCTGGTCCCGGCCTACGTGCTGGCCTTCCGGTATCCTAACCACCTGGCCGCCGTGGTGCCCGTCCTGCTGATTGCGGCCTTCATCAATGCGCCGCCTCTAGCGCCTCTTGTCAGCCTGCTCACCGCCACGGCCCTGATCGTCATCGCCAGGCAACCATCCATGCCCTTGTGCCCGATTATCCGGCTCCCGCGTCGTCTCTGGCTGACCTGGTACCCGTTACACCTCGCATTGATCGCCTTGGCACTCACCGTTATGCCGAACACGACATAACGCCAAAAACCAAACCGCCTCTAATTGCCACTAATCGTCAGTGAGAAAACCCTATGCGCGTTTTAAATCAGCTATTTACCAGCCATTACGCCACCCCGGATGATATGGCTATCGAGCGGACGAGACCCGCCCTGTAGCACGTCTCGCAGATCACCCTTTATGGGTGCCGTTAATTGACAGTGTTGGACTTTATTGGAGTTTTGAAAAATGGACCGTTGGGAACGTTATTCCATTGACTCGCTCGCCACGGGAAACGGGGAGCAGGACGACAAAGGTCGTTTGTTTTTGAGTCCTCAGGGCCAACGCCAGCTAGGGGGCGTTCGCTTCCTGCATACCGGTGTCGATACCGTACGTCAGCTCTACAGCGGGCAGCTCCGTATGCCTCACCTGGATACCTTGATCGAGCACTATCAGGAAGGTCGCGGGACGACCATGCGCCTGTTCGGGCATACCTGGGCCATTGGGGCCGGTGCCAGTGGCTCGGGCTTTCGCTATCGCCTTCAGAACAATGACCTGGGCGTCATCGTCTTCTTCTACGCCCGTCACGTGAAGGTCGAAAACATCGGTACCCACGTCAAAGTCGAGCTATCCCCGCACTTCATCCATGAGCGTACCCCCGACGACTGCCAAGCTTTCATGGACACCATTGCCACGCATCTGCTCGAGCACGTCGAGCCCATCGGCTGTGCCGTGCATCTGGCCCTCGACGTCCAGGGTTGGGAACCGCCGAGCGACTTCATGGACCGCTTCGTGACCCGCTCCAAGCGTGTCGTGCGCAAAAACGCCATCAGCGATTTCGAGATTACCAGCGGCGAAGTCGCGACCCAGTACGCCTATGGCCAGAGCTACCTCTTCGGCTCTGCGGGTGCCCTTCAGTGCGCCATCTACAACAAGACTCGCGAAGCCCTAGCCCATGACAGGATCCACTTCTGGGAAAGCATCTGGAGCACCACCGGGGGCGATGAACCCTTTACCAGTGCCTACGATCCCGAGGCCCCCGTCTGGCGTATCGAATTCCGCTTCCATCAATCCGTGCTCCGCGAATACGCCCAGGGCACCCCGGTCAACGTCGACACCGGCGAATGCCTCGACATGGATCACGGCTTTAAGCGTTTCACCGACACCGTGCCCCACCTCTCCGGCATCTGGCGTACCGCCTTGCAGTCCTACCGCCTGGATCTCACACGCGGCAAGCTCATCGACGCTGTATGGCAGCTCTTCCAGGAAGACGCGCGGTTCTACGCCCACACCCCGGATTTCTTCTACAAACGCGCCCGTAAAACCCCCGGCCTCGGCAACGAAAAGAACGTCGCCCTGGTCGTGGGTAATTTGATCTCGCTCTACGCCCGCCAGGGATTCACCACCGCTCAAGCGATGCGCGGCCTTCATTTCTGCGGGGCCTGGGAAGACATCGCCAATTACTACCGACGCCGGGGCCTGGATCGCGCCCAACTGCACGAACTCATAAGCCAACGCCTCGTCGAGCGACGATTACTAGGGAAAGCGGCATAACATGACGATCAAGAAGACCAAGACCGGCTGGCAAGTCGACATTCAACCCGGTGGGCGAGGCTTCAAACGCTACCGGAAGTCGTTTAAGACACAAGGTGAAGCCAAGCGTTTTGAGTCCAAGGTTCGTGCCATAGTGGACGGCGGAGAGACCTACACCCCTCCGAAAAAGGACCGGCGTAAGCTCAGCCACTTCATAGAGTTCTGGTTCCAGGTCCATGGTGGCTCGCTGAAAGATGGCCAGGCTCGGCGCAAAAAATTGCACTACCTATGCGACCTGCTCGGCGACCCCATATTACTGACGCTTAAGCCAAGCGACATTGCCCACTTCCGTCAGCAACGCCTGGAAACCGGCAAGACTCCCAACACCGTTAACCACGATATTGGCTATCTGCGTGCCGTTGTGAATGTCGCCATTCGCATGGACGAGTGGAAAGGGGATAACCCCTTCTCGGCCGTGAAAGCCTTGCGCCTGCCGGAAAACGAACTGACCTATCTCAGCAATGAGCAGATTCAACGGCTATTTGAAGCGCTCAAGATCTCGCGCAGTCGCGATGTCAGCTTGATCGTATGGCTCTGTTTGAAAACCGGGGCACGCTGGAGCGAAGCACAAACGCTACGTAGTGAAATGGTGCGCAATCAAAGCGTCACCTTTGCCAATACCAAGAACGGGCGATCTCGTACCGTCGCCATTTCCGACGACCTCTACCACGCGCTTAAAGCCCATGGCCCTAGTGTTGGGCGCATCTTTCGTCATGACGCTTACGAGGCTTTCACCAACGCGCTGTCCAGGGCCGGCATCACTCTGCCCAGGGGACAACGAACTCACGTGCTCCGGCATACCTTTGCCAGTCACTTCGTCATGAACGGGGGAGATCTACTCACGCTGCAAAAGATCTTGGGCCATCGAACCCTACAAATGACGATGCGTTACGCGCACTTATCGCCAGGCCATCTCAAGGAGGCGGTCAAATTCGGCCCGCGAATCTCGGTTGACACTTCGTTGACACTTTAGGGAAAGCAGGCAAAACCAAGCGAGGGAAGGGAGTGCTAAGTGCTTGATTTTGTTGGTGCCCGGGGTCGGACTCGAACCGACACGGTGTCGCCACCGGGGGATTTTGAA